ATGGGCAATCCGTCAACCTGAAATTCGGAGGTTGATACCAAGATGCCTTGGATCGCGTCATCGTATTCGTTGGGGTTCAGATCGATGAACCCCCAAACGAACCCTGCGATCAGGATGGGGACGACCATTCGAAAAAGCCAGTTCCCGAACTTGAAAAGCCAGTATCGGGTAAGTGCGATCTTGCGTTGTTCGGCAGCCATATGGTTCACCCCTTGGGGGCAAGCATGTTCTTGAGGTCTCCGGCCGCCTGAAGGATGTCCTGACCGACGGACGTCACCTTGAGCGCGTTGACAAGATCACCCGTGGCCTGGATATAATCCTGGCCAAAAGCAGTCGCTTGTGCCACAACGTTTTCATTCTTGGACGAGGTCACGAGGAGGTTGATCCCTTTGGCGGTCAGTTTTAACACCGGCATTATGGAGCCGAAGACCGTTGCCAGTTCCTGCACTTTCAATTTGGTTTCGGTGGCGGTATCAAGGTTCTGCTTTTGTACAAGGGTATTATCATTAAGGTCCTTGTCCAAAGCGGCCGATCCCTCGAAGGCGCGATCGTTTTGATTGATGGAGCGGTTCATCTTCTTGGTAAACAAAATAACGAACCAAATCAACCCGGTTGGGGTTCCGATTCCAAAAAACGCAAATACAGCGACAAGCCACGGCACCTTGGCCGCCAACGCGTCCCAAACTTGGCTTACAAATTCCGTCATATTCAGTTGGGCGAGGATGGCGGCAATGTCTTCTTCTGACAAATCAGAACCCTCCGTCGTCAAGGCGGTTGTTTCGGTGGCAACGGTCGTGGTTGGTTCTTCTTCGGCGACGGTCGTCGTGGTTGTCGGAATGTCTTCGGCTTGAACACGGCCTGCACCGTCAGGCACCAAAAGACAAAAAAACAAAACGAACAGAGATAGGATGCTAAAAATCAGGATCTTTTTCATTCGGGACGCCTCTTTCTGCGAGCATGATCGTGATGCCCGCTGTCTTTTCAATGATTTTGGTCAGTGTCTTTACGTCCGCCTTCAAAAGGCGGATTTCCTCATGGAGACCCGCAATGATTTCGTCCGTGGTCTTCCCTCCTGCTTTCAACGGGATTTTCCCGAGGGGTTGGAATTTGGCAATGCCATTGTCGGCATCGACGCAAGTGTAGACTTCGTTAATCTTCATCGGGTTCTGAGGTCCATTCATATTTCATCAAGCCTCCTTTGGCAAGACCGTCCAGGATATGATTTGGTGAACCTTGACGCCATGAGGAAGGGTCCCAACCAGCTCGTCGTTGAAGTTTTCGGACAGTATGGAAAGGACCCTCGATTTTGATGCATGCATTTCAATGACACACGATTCGCCAGCGGCAAGGCCGGAGTTGGAATCGACCTCAACTAGTTCCGTGGCTAACTGCAATATGTTCTTCTCGTCTTCGAGGACGGTTGATGCAAAATCGATGATTTCTTCTTTTTTGGTCATGTCACTCACTATAAAAGTATGACGTAATCAGAGATACTTCTTTGCCGGAAGCAACTGCCTTTGCATACACTGTGAATTCGAGTGTTTTAACAGCAAAGGTGTGCGATATCGTCGCGTAACCGCCGGTGGTGTTGATGATTCCGGAATAGAGATCGGGGTCGGAATCGTCCGCCTCGGTGTAATAAGTTACTTGGTTAGCGTCGGTATTCGTGACGCGCCACGCAGCGACTTTCAACGTGAGCGTTACATTCGTTATCGTTGGGGATGAGGTGAGAATAAGGGAGGGGTTTAGTGTCCTGTTGCGTAACATGTACGGCATCGTTAGACTCCTCCGACCACCACGTTAGCGGATTGAAATACGAGCGTGACCATTTTGTACGCGGTCGTGATCGTCGTAGAGCCGGCCGAAACGCCGTTGAGAGTGACCCCGGCACCGGCAGTGATAGTAACGGTCGTCGCACCGGTACGCACTATGGTGATTTGGTCACCAGCGGTAAAGGTGTTTGCCGGAATGGTTAGGGTGTATGTGCCAGTCACGAAAAGAACGGCGTTGACATCACCTATAGCGAGGTTCCGCGAAGCACTGACGGTTGTCACTGTGGCTCTCTTGGGGGAAGCCCCAATTTCATCAAGGGACCACGAGACGTTGGCTCCACCATTAAAAGTCTTACCAGTCGCGCCGATAGTCAACGTCCTTGCGGTGGTTAACGTGGCCGCGGAGCCATCAATGGACGTGATGCCTGTCAGAACGATGGCCGCCGAAGCGCGGTTGATGGCGATTTGGGTAGTGCCCAAATAAAAGGTTTGCCCGACTGCAGCATAGGCCGAATCGACAGGCTCAACGTAAAAAACCGTATTGGAATAGCACCGCAGGACCACACTCTTGTACTGCGTAGTGATGGTGACGGAGCCCGTTGACACGCCGTTGATGCTGACACCGGAACCCGCCAAAAGAATCACGTTCGACGAACCGGTACGGACAATCGTAATTTCAGAACCGGCCGTGAAGACACCTGCGGGAATCGTCAGCGTATATCCTCCGGTGACGTGGAGGATGCAGTTGACATCGCTCGCCGCCAAATTTCGAGATGCCGAAACAACTGTTATCCCTTTGAATTTCGGGGTGTAGTGGTCGGCGATGTCGGTAATGGCGGAAACGCTATGGCCATGGCCCACCTGTGAATAATACGTCGCAAGGTCGGTGATGTCACTTGAAATGTGGGTGTGGCCATGATTTGAAACGCGTACCGGAACGTTCGACACGTTCCCGAAGTAAAGGTTGCCTGCTGAAACGGCAAGGCGGCCATAGGATAAACTGGCCGCCGGAGACGCCGCTGTTAAAATTTTGAGATCAGCCATGGTATTAGGCGGTCCAAGTGCCGCAATCGATTAGGCCTTCAAATTTGGTCGCTTCAAGGGTTCCGGTGCTCGGCGTGAATTTAAGACCGCTATTGGCTTTTCCGCCATAAGCCCCCGCTATCCCGCCGGCCATCACGAGATAACGTGGAGTCGAGCCCGTATCCGTTGCGACATCGAGATAATCGGCCGTTGCGGCATATTGTGCTTTCAAACCCGCGAAGGTGGTTCCGCTGACCGCCGCGAGCAAGGACCGTCCGAAAGCTGTCGTTGCGATTTCGGAAAGAACGTTTGCTGCCGATCCATACCACATGGCGTTAGCTGCGATCGATGTTTTTCCTGTGCCACCATTGGCGATTGCGAGGGTCCCGGTGATGTGTGTGGTTAACCCGACTTTACCATACGCCGGCGCCGCCCCAACGCCACCGGATAGCAAGACATTTCCAGTAGCGATGTCCGCAAGTTTGCTGATGGCTGTTGAACCACTCGCATAAAGGATGTCCCCAACCGTGTAGGACGATTGCCCAGTGCCTCCGTTTGCGGCAGGGAGGACGCCAGACACGTGAGTCGTCAACCCGATTTTCCCCCAAGATGGTGCCGCTCCGACGCCGCCAGAGATAAGGGCATTACCAGTGGCCACATCCGCCAATTTTGAAAGAGTTGTTGCCCCGCTTGCATAGATGATGTCCCCAACCGCATAGGATGTGAGGTTGGTTCCTCCATATCCGACACCGATCGCTGACCCGCCCCATGCACCGCTATATGTGCCAGCATACAATATGTCTGAACCGGTATCATACCAAAGCGAATTGTCATTGGTTAACAATTTTCCTGTTGCGCCGTCAAAAAGGGCGATTCTTCCGGTGGCCGATGATGCCGGGCCAACGACAGCTCCGTCGATATTGGCTTGCTGAACCGACCAGTCAGAGTTCAGGAATCCCGTCGCATAGTCTTTCACGCAGATGATCAGGTCCCCGACTTCGGCGGCTTGGCCGGCATAATAACCCGCAGTGATGACGCGATATGTCCACCCGGCAGAATAATCCGCCGTAGGCAAAGCCGTGACCGTTCCACCAGTTCCAAGGGTTCCCTTGAAGACCATGACGTCCTGCGCTGACAGCTGGGCGAGAACCCATTCCTTCGTGACGGCCTGGGTGTTGTCGGTGATCGTTCCGGTCAGGTGCAGGGCCTTGAAGTAGCCGTCTGCCCAGATGTAGGACGAATCTCCGCCCGTGCCCGTCTCCGTTACAGAAGGTTCCATGCTTCCAGAGGTGATCTTGACACCGTTCCCACCTCCGGAGACGAGGATGTTGCCGGAGCCCTGGAGTTCGACGGCCCCGTAGTTACCTCCAGAACAGGTCACCTTGATGCGCTTGACGTCCGCAGAGAGGACATCGATGTTATCCTTGAATTCGTTTGCCTTGTCGATCATGGCGATACCATAGGGGGCCGCCGCTTCGTCAAGGGAGTTATAGAGACCGACATAAAGGCGTTCCTCGTTGACCGCCATCTGACCTGGGAAAAGTTGTGCTCCGGTCGGAACGGAAGTGCCGGAGGTGCGCATGATTCTGATATCTGCCATTTTGTTTCACTCCTTTAGATAGACGGCCAAATCGACCCTTTACCGCAGTCGATCAGGACCTTCTTCATTTCATATTTGTTTGTTTGATTCTGAACCCTTGTTGCCAAATCGGGATCAATGGTGATCGTCCCGAAGTTCTGAACAATCGAATTTTCAACCCCATCCGATAGCAAGCCATTCGCAAGAAAGAACTTCACAACGACATTGGTGTCGAGGATCTGGCCGTTAGGGTACGACCAATGAGCGATTGGCAATGACAGTGGCGGAGACTCCTACCAATGCCTGCCTAACAGTTGTGGTCGTCAGATCACCCCGCTTTACGAAAGCGAATTGGGCAGAAATGACACTAAAGTTGTTGGTCGCAAGGTCGTAGATTGTGATCTTGACATAGTCCGTTCCCGTTGGGATCACATGATCCCGGTAGTACCCTTTTTCGTCCTGCGAGCAAGTTTCGTTCACTTCGTAGGTGGTTTCGTTGAGCAAGGTTCCCCCGTCTTCATAGGCTGATACCTTGTAAGATTTTACACCGCCGATCATCGAGTAAAAACGATAGGTGGCCGGGTCGACCGCAATCGGGGTGAACTGCATCGAGTCTTGGAGGTGGCCAACGCTCATGATTGCTTCGGTGAAAAGCTGATCCCCGACCGCATAAACGGAGGTGGTAGAATCGACCGTGAGATAGACGGACAACTCACCTGATAAATTCAAGGCGGGTTCCGGAAGCCTTGCGAGATAACACACGGCGTTGACGTCGTCAAGTCCATACACAAGTTGGTAAGGCCCCATCTGTGTAGCATCAGAACGTTCAAACGTCGCAAGGACCGTTTTGCCGGGGGACAGTCCGTACACGTAAAGGTAATTGAATCCTGAACTTTTCTGTACAAGAGTGCCTGGAACCCAAGCTTGAACCGCTCCGGTGGCGGCATTGATCGTTAATTTCATGGCTTGCGCCTCCTTTTCTTTGAAAACAAAAAGAAGCCCTGTCTTGGACTTCTTTCTTAAACCCTATTCAAAAAGCTCAATCGGCCTCTTTCAGCAACTCCCGCGCCTCTTTTTCGGTGAGACGGCTTCCGCTTCGGTCGTTGTTTTTTACGAAGTATGAATCGTATATTGTGATTCCGCTTTCGGCGTTCGAAACCCTCGCTTCGGGGGCATAATAAAGCGTAGAGTTTTCGTTGATGGTTTTGGAGTAGGTTGCCAAAAAAGAATAATACTCCTCGTCTCCCGAACCTGGTTCCCCAAAATCGGTGAATCGCACCTCAATGGCCGGTTCTAAAGGGTCCATTTTCTGATATGCATTGGGCTGAAACAGGAGAATGATCCCCCAGACAGCTACTCCGATCATGCATGCACCGCCGATGATAGCAATGATCATACTTTTTTTCACATTTGTCACTCCTAACCGTGAATAGTCTATCACGATTATTTCGTGTACGCAAGATAGATTTCAAGGTATCTTTGCCCCGATCCCGAGACGATTCCAACCGTCGCAACCGTCTTTACCATCGTAATGTAGACACCGGAATCATTTTTGGAAAATTCAACGACTGTGGATCCTGCGGTCAAAGAGTAGTTGTCGAGATACAGGCGGACGCGGTGGATCTTTGTCGAAACGATGGAATCCGTCACGGATTGAATCGTGTAGACCGTTCCCAAAACCGCGACGCGAGTGGCCGTATCGACTTCTCGCATGGTGTCTTTCATGAAGTCGGTTTCTTCCATGAACGGTTGCTGAACCTCGCCATAAGTTGATGCGTGATAATTCTTCACAGACAACTGCAGGGTGACGTCAGGAACTTCCGCAGGGTCATGGTAGTAGTTAACGTCGTCGACGTCAAACATTGCTTCATAACCGAAAACAGTCGAATTGATGCGGGGGTAGTTGGCGACCAGTTCGCGGGATATGGTGTTCGCAAAACGGAAGTGGAAGTTTTGAGCCTTGGCCGTTGCCGCTCGGACATATCCGATGGGGGTAAAAATCAGATCTTCAACGTCTGATCCGCCGTTCTCGGTTCGGAGAACCCCGACAGTCACGTTATCAACCGCTTTCCAATTCAAAAAAAGGCTATTGGCATTGATTGACTTATTGATCAATGCGGCGGAATAATCCCGCGCATCGTCGGTTCCCGTCTTGATTCGAATTTCTTTCGGGTCTCGCGGCAACGATTCCCTGCCGTTCTTGAACGCATTGGAAATCGCGTCTGAGAACGCGTAATCGTTGAAGAATGTGTCGGGGCCGAAGGTCGCTAGAACCCCTTGGGCCTCCTGTAAGGTTGCACAGATCCATGCCTGGACGTGATAATTGGTCACCCGGCTATAGGTCTTTTCAATCGGGATACCAGCCAGAACAACGCCGACATCCGGAGATAGATACTCCGACTTGGCCACGAGATCATCTGACAAGGCCAATTCGGCGGAAATCTTGTGATTCGTGATGGACAGTTTGATGTCGCTGATTACTTGCCCTTGGTAAATGCTGAAGAGTTGAGGAACGTCGGCAATGCTGTCAAAATCGTATTGAAGCACGGTTTCGGCGTTGTTGATGGAAGCCGCATGCCCGTGAAGGTTATCCATCAAGGCTTTTCCGGAGACGACGTTATCGTCTTGAGAATACATCGTCATTCGCTTTCCGCCGACCGTGTTCTTTTGCACGATGCGGCCATCTGTGTAAAAACTGCATCTCACGAGATAGTAGTTACGGTGGAAAAAGTAGGTTGGATATTCAGCAACCCATGCGCCTTCAATATATCGATAACCGACTGGATCGCTTTTCGAAAACGGCATTCCAATACCAGACGAATTTTCATCCAGTTGGTTGCAAATCCCCATGTTGAAAATCTTGGTCTCACCGTCTTTGAAATATAGGGTGTTGTTCTGATACCGATCAACTCCGGCGACCGGATGCGTGTAATCTTTTTCAAGCCTCAGCCATTCGCGGTAATCAACCACGGGGACTTCCGCATATTGATTCTGATCGTTTCGTGCATCGGGGTCGATCGAGGAATAGTATCCTGCAGGTGGGACGATTACATTGTGGTTAAGGTCGTATAGGGTTTCTGACCCCGTCGGATCCGTCGAAAAAACCACCTTGCCAAACCCGAAGATGCGGACGGTCGTGGCGCGGTTGATGCGTTGACGGAGGTTCAGGACAGCGTTTCCGGCCGATAGAGCGTCTTCCTCTGGATCGGGTTCAACCATAAGGCCTTGGGATAAATCGTTGCCAGGGAACCATACTTCCTCTTCCGTCGACATGTTTTCAACATCGGCCACGACCTTCGCGGCGTAGTTTGCACCCTTGTAGGTGATGTTCCGCCCTTTGAGCTTTCCGTTGATCGTCGAGATGGTTGTCGTTCCTTTCAACGAATAGGCTTTGAGGAGAAGGGACGACGTTCCCGGCTCAAGCTTCAAACGAACACCGGTCATTGTTCCTACCTTCATCAAGTTGTCGAGAAGAGCTGAAGATACAATCTGATACGCTGGGCGGTTCCAATTCGCCAACATGGTCGAATAACCCGCGCCCGTCTCTGACAAAGCGATCGTGTAGTCGCAGTCGGACAAGGCCAACAGGCGTGTTATGAATTCCGGAAGCGTGTATTCGTTGAAGGAGAAGTACCCCAACTGGATGGCCACTTCACGAAAGTAGCAGATGGCCTCTTGGACGCTGTAGGAATGATAGATATAGTCGGCCTTCCCCGTCCGGGTATTCTTCCCGCCGTCGACGATAACGAAGTAGAAGATCCTCGATCCCATGTTGATGCGGCAGATCTGACCAGGCTTCAAAGCTTCTTTCGCCATCTCGGTGGTTCCCTTGAAATAGAGCATGATATTATAGGCGGACGTTGATTCATTCTTGCCGGTTTCGCCGATATTAAGGGGAGAAAGAACCCTCCCGAAGTTGACCCAGACGAAGGACCCGGCGTCCGCGGTCATGATTTGGAATTTGCACTCAAACGCCATGGCTACCTCCTGGTCGTCAATGTCTTTTTCCCATACTTTCCAACACTGATCTCGGTATTGTCGCCGATCACTTCTTGACCGGTTTTCAGTTTTAACAAAAGCAAGGAGTTATAATTTGCTGCGGCTTCTTCCTGTTCTGCTTTCCAATCCTGATACTGCTTGATTAAGAAGGCCACCGATTTGGACAATGCCGTCACCATGGCTGTTGGATCCCCGGCCAAAGCCCAGGAACCCAAGAACATCCACTCAGCACCTTCTCTGACTCCGTTTGCGAGATCTTGATTGCCCGTGGCCGCCAGTACACGCATTCCGCTTGAGATCAGCAGTTGGGCGGATATCCCCCCGATGAGAAAGGATCCTCGGGTCATGTGCCCTCCGGAGCTAACGTTGGATGGTTGCTTTTGGAAGGCGTCTCCGGGGTTGCCTTGACCGGGCCCACCTGAAACGACGTTCTCGACGCGGAGGATGATCTCGTTTCCTGAGTATTCCATAATATCAACCCCTCCTATGACACGGCATCGAGGAGCGTCATGGCGAACGACAGGTACTCGGTGTCGCCGAGTTTGTTTTGCTGAATGTTGGACAGCTTGGCGTTATATTCCGCATTCACCGATATGGATGTCACAGTGATTTTGACCTTGACATCGAAGGATGCCGCCGTCCGGCTCGTGTAATACAGGCCGAGGATATAATCCTGAAGCGGGTCCCCCGGGACACGATAGACCCGGACAGCCTTCTTGTGCGTATCGCCGATATAGTCGATTTGCGGCAATTCTTCCTCGACCAAGAGTGTGGTGTTGAAAGCGGGTTCCAAAGCGCTTGCGAGTTCTTGAATGGCGATGATCTCGTGATAAGCCGTCGTGCCGGCAATCGTCAATTCGACGAAAACCCGCGTATCCTGGTAGAATTGCCCGACGCCATAATAGAGGTCGCCCGTCAGGTGTACCAGTTGCATTTGCACCGATTCACGCTTGATTTTCGGGTCGTTCCCCACATACTTGAGGTCTCGGGAGAATGGGTCTCCTGCCGGTTTTGCAGATCGCAAATCGAAGTAATAGTTATACGTGACATCGTCCGCGGTGGAATCCGATTCCATATCGTCGGTCACGGAATCGAGGTACCGATGCCACGTCAGGCAATATGAGTTCATGACTTCAAGGAATGTTTCCATGAAGTTTGCTTCCACAAGGAAAGTGAACGACACCGGCACTTTGAACTGAAGGACGTCCTTTGCCGTGGCTCTTGCCACTTCTCCGGTGGTCATGACCGCAGGAATGGTCAATCGCGTGTCGGTTGCGTCGGCGTGTTGGATGTCATTCGTCAGCCTTATGGTGTGAAGTTCCTTCCCCGCGTTCGTATGCTCCGCCGTCAATAGACTTTGGATCGCAATTTCGATGTATGGCTTGATCAGTTGTTCAATGGTCTTTCGTGCCATTACGATACCTCCGCCGCCGGCATGGGCGATAGACTCTGCATTGCGAATTGCAATTCGTCTCCGGTTCTGTTCATGAGCGTGTAATATTCCTCAAGGTCCATCGTTCCGGAAAGGATCGCAATGAGCGTTGGTTTGGCTTCGAGGCAGGTTTGTTGCACCCACCCTTGATTTGGGTTAACGGCCATCACACCGGTCCTTTTGTTGAACCACCGATCGGAGATCCACGGCTCGTTTGTATAAATGGCGTATGGAGCCGGCTCACCGCCGATGACGATATAGGGAAGCCCGTTGCTTGGGTCCCACATTTTGCGGATCCCATCCATGGCAAGCGTCCCGCTTTTCTTCGGAGCTCGAAGTTTCAGGAGCATGACCAGGAAATCCACGGCCTGGTCGAGCCGGTCAAGATATGCCCCCATGGTTTAGCCCCCCTTCGCGGTTAGTTCAATGCGATGTAATATACCCCTCTTGCCTTGTCAAATTGGGCGTAGGCGACGTTTCGCTTTGACCCGTCATAAAATACCGAGCCTCCGTCATCGATGCGCACGGGCTCCTGCCCTTCGACGATGATCACGTCCCGAAGCTTGGAAACGTTCGTCGACGCCAAAATGCAACTGAATGACTTCCCTTCAACCCCGGAACGGAACTCCCGGGACGTTTGCCCGGCCGTCGTTTCCTTGCACCAAAACGTGGATCCTAATTTGGACGAGCGCTGCTCTTGCCCGTTGTCTCCCGACAATGGCGGGTACCATACGGCATCGAACGGTTGCCCCGCCCGGATTTCAAAACCGCCGTACATGATCAATACATCCTGTTGATCAGCCGGTTATTGAGCAGTTGCCTTGCTTGCTCCGACATGACCAACCGTGCCAAACGTCCTTGGTCGATGATGGTTCCTGATATGGGATCGATCCCGGAAAGCGTGGACAAGTCTCCGTTGGCCATCACGTACTTGACCTGATGGATCACGGCGCGGTTGAGAACCTCCACCTGCGCTTCAGAACAGTCTGATGCATCAAAATACGGGTCGTTGCTATCGATGTAGTCCATGAGCGTTTGCGTGGCTTCGTCGATCACGCGTTGGGAAGAAGCCGGATCCGGATATTTTTGGAGCAAATCGATTCCGGTCCTCTCCCGGATGTTTTGAACGTTGAGATTTGTATAAACCATTTGGGGATCCTCCTTTGAGGTTGGGTCAGGCCATCCGGAGTTGAACCGGATTCAGACGGTTAGCCTGATGAAAAGGCGGGGCTATGAGGCTCCGCCTTATGGTCTTACGCGGCTTTGCTGTGGGTGTAGATGTACTTGGTTTTGTTCGTCTTGACGTCGCAGAACCCGTACTTGCGGTTCGAGATTCTCCAAGAATCATAGTCCGCATCGGGGGCGTCCATCGGGGTGACATTCCGGCGGATAGCTTGCTCGAGGCAATCCCCATGGACAATTTCGAAGTTGAGAGCGTGTCCAGACACCGCGACGAAGGTCCAAACGAGTGTGCCTGCGCCATCGGCGACGGTTCCGGAAGACGGCCAAGTGGGAGCGGTTGCCCCAGAGGTTCCGGCGGTCGTGCAGTGGTACACTTTGCCGGACATTTCGATGTAATCAGCGGTGGTGTAGGCCGTGGCCGCAGCCCATGCGGGGTACTGCGATCCATAGCGGATGAATCCACCATCTTCTTGCCCGGAAGTGGACCCGTCTTGCAACGTGATCTTGGTGTAGAAGCGGTTCGACGGAACCCCGACGATTTTGGAGAAGCTGGCGAGGACTTCGCGGGATTTGGTGGTGTCGAGGCCTTGAACGGCTCTCAACAGGGACATTTCGGCGAACAGGACGCGGCCATTGGCGGGCGCGTTTCCGTCCATGGCGGCCATGCCGACGATGAGGGCGGCGAGGAAAGCATCAGCGGTGGACAGGGTGGCTTCGGTGGCGACACTCAGGCCGGCTTTGCTTGCGTACTTGGCAAAGCGGTAGGCGTCAATTTCGGGGATAGACCAGGTTCCTTCGTACTCGAACATGGCATCGGTCACGAGGCCGAGGGCTTCGATTTCGTCCAGGGCGTCGACGGTGAACTTACGTCCGCGGTCATAGTCCGGAGTGACGGTCTGCCAAGCTGCGGTGACGTCTCCGCTTTGGTACGCTCCGCCACGGGTCATAGCGGCGGGGCCTTGAACGGAAATGCGTTTGATCTTGAATTCTTTTCCTTCCCACTTGGACTGCGTGTTGTCCAGGAAGGATGTGAGAGACCCGACCTGGTAAGCGAGGTCGAGCGCTTTGATGTTCTCTTGCGGATAAGCGATGGAGTTGGACATTTTCTTTCACCTCAATGGTTTTATTTTTGTTGCGGTAATGTGATTCCGTGTTCTTTGGCGATTGCGGCCGCCTTCTCGTCGATCGATTGGTCGTGCCCGGTCGTCTTGTTGATCGGGAGGCCGAACCGGTCGAGCTGCGGTTTTGTTTCGACTTCAAACAAGTACGGGTTTTCTTTGACGATCGGGGCCATGATGGCGTCGAACCCGTCCAGTTTGTCGTCTTTGATCGGGAGTTTCCGGACGGCCTCGATGTCCAACAGGGCACGGGCTGCCTTTTCGTTCTTCGGTTTGAAGCCCCTCATTGAGTTGGCAAGGGCAAAGCCGAATTGTTGCTCGGACATTTTGGCTTCATAGTCCGCCTTTTCTTTCGCGTGAGCGGTTTGCAGATCGGCGATTTGTTTCGTCAGCGCTTCGTTCCCGGCGGCGAGCGGTTTCAGTTTTTCGAGCTCTCCGTTCACTGCCTCGTATTTGGTTTTGAAATCATCCCGAGCGGTTTCAATTTCTTTGACCCGGTCGAGCGGCCGGAAATTCTTGGGCGTCTCGATGATGAAATCTTGGTCCTTCAGAAGCGATTCAAGTTGCCGAATCTGTTCATCATTCAACAGGGCTTTCAGATCCGCCCCAATGTGCTTCAATGCCATAATGTTTCTCTCCTCTCATTTTTTAGCCTGGTTCAGTCCAGTTTTGATGAGTGGCTTCTTTCGCTCCGCCGTGCGGGAATCTGCGTTTCCCAACTCGAAATCAATGTGAAAAGGGGATTTCTCCCCTTCTTGAAACCTTGGATCATTTGTTCTTCCAGTCGACCTCGTCACTGGTCACCATGGTCCGCCATTCGTAATAGGCCCGGCCATGGGAGTTTGAAAAATAGCGGTAGGATTCGTCGAGCTTTTGCCACTGGTTGCGGTAGTCTTGGGCTTCACCCTTTCTCCCGGCCGTTGCGGCCAACCGTTCTTCGATCTTGATGTTGCGGATCTGCCGTTCATATTCGCGCTGCCGTGCCGTGATATACCGTTCCTGCCGGTTCTTCTCGTCATCGACTTCCCGCGGTGCCTTTGATTTGGGAAAATACTCGATCAGACGGTGCCTGCAGTTATACCCGTTGATGATGCCGTTGCCGTCGCCCCGTGGGCCCAACAATGCTTCGTCGAGCGGGGTATAGGGTATTCCGTCGGGGGTTCTTCCGGAAGTGCCGTCAAGGCTATACAACCGCCCTTGGTACGGGGCGCAACGTCCCGAGGCATCGGCGTGGCTTGATGTCCACACCAGTTTCACGCCTTCGGTCTTGAGCCGGTTGACATCCTCTTGGTTCGCTTCATACCTCGTCTGCATCTCGGCGAAGTTGCGAAGGTTCACCTTATACACGTCGCCGTTCTTGTCAACCCTCGTCAGGTTAGCAGGATCCGATGCAAGCGCTCGAATTTGGCTTTTGACGCCCTTTTCATATTCGGCGATGATCGGGGCCCCGACGCGGTCTTCCGTCAAGAATGGCCGGAATCTGTCGACGATGGTGGAGGTTTGCTCTGCTCCGAGCCCGGCGATCTGCTGAACGTCAACCGAATACGTCTTGTTCTCAACGCGGATGGCATCGCGGACGGTGTCGACGTCCGCCGCCTTTCGAATCAAGGAATAGTTAAGAACCCGGATGCTTTCGAAGAAGTTATAATGCCACTTTTGGGCATTGATGGCCAACGTTCTCCGCACGCTCTCTCGGTAGGTTTCAGGATAGGCATCGGCGCATGTTTGGATCACCTTGGCGATTTGGGCTTCCAATTCGGCCTTTGGTGTGCGCTGATAGTAGCCTTGCACGATGAGTTCCTTAATGCGTGTTTGGGCATCCTGGACATTGATTACCTGACGTTCGGCGATGTTCTCTTTCGGGGAAACGATGACGCGCGGTTCAGCCATCCGGAGGCGCCTCACTTCTTGTCATTGGGATCACCACCGTTTGGGTTCGGAGGAGTTTTGGTCTTGTTGTCCGGGTTTCCGTTGTTGTCCGGCTCTTTGCCGGGCTCCGGTTCCTTTTTCGGTTCAGGCAATAGCCCGTTCATGGAAAGGGCGTTTGGGTTGTCGATCGCTACGCCTTGTTCAAACTTGATGCGCTCGACCTCCTGCCGGATCTCGTCCTCGGTCCATTTCTCGGATCGATGCGCCGTCCTTACGGCTTGTTCGATCGAATAGATGCCGCCTTGTTTGGCGAGAACCGCCATGGTTACGTCGGCGTTCTCGGCGTTGACGATATAGTCCGGGAACGTGACTTTGATATTGCAGTTATCAAAATCAATGTCCATGTCCTCAAGCCCGGGGATCGTTGCCCCCGTGTCTTGGATCCACGTGATCAACATCAGCCCCGTAAGGATCGCGTTGTTTAGAAACGGTCCCCACAGACCAAGCTTGTCCTTCCGCGTCTCCAAAGTGGCTTTGTTGCGTTCACGTTGGCTGTCTTCTCCGGAGTTCACGGCTTCAAGCCCGGTGACCCCGAGCGTCAAAGGTGAAATGCGGGAGTTATTGCAGACGGTGCCAAGTTCGAGTTTCCACTTGCTGACGATCGATTCGGTCTTGTGTTGGACGGTGATCACTTCGGCTTTTGGCTGATAGTTCTGATCCATGGAGCCTTCAGACAGGATGATATGCCGGCGGAAATTGTCTAGTTTGCCGGGCTTCATCACGGTTCGGTTGTTCTCGATCACTTCGACTTTCGGGATCATCGATGCCGGGATCAGTTGAATGTCCTTGCCTTCGCGGACCTCCCGGGCGTTCTCGCTCCACAGTTCGTCGAGCTTGTCAAAGGAGCCGATCGAGCGGTCATAGTCGGATCCACCGTAGATGGACCCAGGGAACTCGCTGTTCGGACGCCGGTTCGGTTTCTCAAAC